TTATCGACAATATCTCCCCGATGCAGTCCGAAACGATGCTGGATAGTCCTTTTAAGACCCGACCTAATCCGAGTCAATGACAGACAAGCCTAAAAAGCGCAAAGCCTTGCGAGGGGCAACCAAGCCACGGCTTCACAGTCCACTTCTTAAGGGCGAAAACAAGCTGCAAGATGTTAAAGACCTGTGTGAGATCGTCCAAATGCCGCTCATGCCGTGGCAGGAGTTTGTGTTAAAGGACATGCTTACTGTGGACAAGAAAGGCATGTGGGTTCGTAAAACAAACCTCATTCTTGTGGCTCGGCAGAATGGAAAGACACATCTGGCGCGTATGCTAATCCTTGCTCACTTGATTAAGTGGAATACCAATGTCCTCATTATGAGCTCGAACAGAAGCATGGCACTAGACACCTTCCGACAAGTCACACACCTATTGGAGACCAATGACCACCTTAAAGGATTCGTTAAACAGATCCGACACGCTAACGGCACAGAATCTATTGAGATGCTATCTGGAGCAAGGCTTGATGTTGTCGCAGCAACTAGAGACGGCTCTCGCGGTCGATCAGTCAATGGACTGCTCTACATCGATGAAGTCCGAGAGATCACAGAAGATGGATTTAGAGCTGCTACTCCTACAACTAGAGCTCACCCAAACTCTCAAACGCTTCTTACCTCTAATGCAGGAGACGCTTTCAGCACTGTACTCAACGACTTACGAGAAAGAGCCATCGACTACCCACCCAAGTCTTTTGGATTCTATGAATACTCAGCCCCTCAATACTGCAAGATAGACGATCGCAATGCATGGGCTTTGGCTAACCCCTCTCTGGGATACACCATCACAGAAGAAGCGATTGAAGAAGCGATTGCTACTTCACCGATTGAGAATACGCGCACGGAGACACTTTGTCAGTGGATAGATTCTCTCAGTAGCCCGTGGCCTCATGGCATTCTTGAGGAAACATCTGACTCAGAATTAGAGATGGCAGTAGGTGCTTACACAGTATTCGGCTTTGATGTAAGTCCGAGTCGTAGAAACGGCTCACTCGTTGCCGGTCAGTTGCTCCCAGATGGGCGGATCGGTATCGGGATTTTAGAGACTTACAGCTCTCAGGTTGCTATCGATGAGCTGAAGATGGCTGCAAGTATAAAGGCTTGGTGTGACATCTATAAGCCGCGCCTAGTCTGTTTTGACAAGTACGCCACCCAGACGATTGCAGATCGTCTGTCTAATAGTGGCGTGGTCGTTGAAGATGTCTCTGGACAGCAGTTCTATAAGGCATGCGGTGACTTACTTGAAGGCTTAGTTAATCATCGAGTAGTCCACAATGGGCAAGCCGAGTTTATTCAGCAGATGAATAACTGCGCAGCTAAAGTCAATGACTCAGCATGGCGCATCATCAAGCGAAAGTCTGCGGGCGATATCTCTGCACCTATTGGTATAGCAATGGCAGTAAGCAAGCTAATGATCCCTCAACCTAAGCCACAGATTTACGGTTAGACACGCCCTAGCATGTTGTCTAATTACTTGACAAATGATACACTTTATGACTATGGGTCTATTCCGCAAAACTGAAGCAATCTCTGAAGATAAGCGTTCATCGCTTTTAGCGCAATATGCCCCTTCTATTATGGGAGAGAATCTTAACTCCCTTTACAATTACATCCTTCCACGCGTTCAACGCAACGAAGCTATGTCTGTGCCGTCAGTTGCAAAATGCCGAAACCTTTTAAGCGGTGTTATCGGTGGGCTTCCACTTAACCTTTACCGTAACTCAACAGGTGAAGAATTAGGCAACCCTGTGTGGGTAGATCAGCCAGCAGTTAATCAGCCTCGCTCTGTAACAATGGCGTGGACTGTAGATTCATTGATGATGTATGGCGTTGCTTACTGGCAAGTAACAGAAGTCTATGCTGAAGATGGCAGACCTTCTCGCTTCCAATGGATCCCAAATGTTAAAGTTACATTTACTACAGATCTTTATGGCATGACTGTAACTCAGTATTACATCGATGCAGTTGCAGTTCCGATGTCAGGTCTCGGATCTCTCGTAACATTTCAATCATTCGATGAAGGTATTTTAGAGCGCGGATCTGAAACAATTAGAGCTGCAATCGACCTTCGTAAGGCAGCAGTTTTAGCAGCCAGCACACCGATGCCTTCTGGAGTATTGCGTAACAATGGCGCAGACCTAGATCCTAAAGAGATCGCTGGACTTCTTGCAGCATGGAAGAATGCTCGCAACAATCGCTCAACTGCATACTTAACATCTACTCTTGAGTATCAGCCAACATCATTCTCACCTAAAGACATGATGTATGACGAAGCGCAACAGTTCCTAGCAACAGAGATTGCTCGCCTATGCAACATCCCAGCTTATATGCTTTCGGCAGAAGCCAACTCATCAATGACTTATGCGAATGTACTTGACGAGCGTAAGCAATTCTTCTCGATGAGCCTTGCACCGTATGTAAATGCCATTCAGGACAGGCTTTCAATGGATGACATAACCGCTCGCGGTAATTCTGTGCGTTTTGATGTGGACTCATCATTCTTAGCAACAGAACCAATGGAGCGCTTGTTAGTAATTGAAAAAATGTTATCTCTAGGCTTGATTACAGTTGAACAGGCTATGGAGATGGAAGACCTAACACCTAACGGCAGTGAAGGAATCGAATAATGGAAAATCAAGTTATCCACTTCTCATCTGGCTTAATTGCCAATGTTGAAGAAAGACTAATCTCCGGCAAGATCGTGCCAGCAGGTACAGGTGAAGTCGGTAATACTTCAGCAGGCAAGGTCGTATTCGAGAAGGGCGCAATCGCACTTCCAGAAGATCCTAAAACTGTCAAACTTCTTAATCAGCATGACTCACGCCAACCACTAGGCAAGGCAACACAATTCACAGAGCAAGAAGACGGCATCTATGCATCCTTCAAAGTCTCACGATCTAATCGTGGATCTGAAGCTCTTATCCTTGCAGAAGAAGGATTGCAATCAGGTCTTTCAGTAGGCGTAGAAGTAATTAAGTCAAAGCAAAAAGGCAATGTGATGTTCGTATCCGCTGCTAAGTTGCTTGAAGTAAGTTTGGTAACGGAGCCAGCATTTAAGTCGGCTCAGGTTATCGATGTAGCGGCTGAGGAAACTCCAGAGGTCGTAGAAGAAGAAATCACACCAACAGAAAGCGAGACAGCTGTGGAGAATACTCCAGAGACAGTTGCAGCACCAGCAGTAGAAGCAGCAGCGGTTGAAGCTGCTCGCCCAACTGTAGTGACAGCAACTACATTCGTGCGCGAGCGCGTAGCACCAATCACTTCAGCACAATACCTAGAAGCTAACATCAAGGCTGCTCTTGGTGATGACGAATCACGCCGCATCGTTCGCGCTGCAGATGATTCAACATCAACTAACACAGGTCTTACACTTGCACCACACCTAAACACATTCATTACAGATACATTTACAGGCCGTCCAGCGTTTGAAGCATCAACACGCGCAGCACTAATTGATTCAGGCATGAGCTTTACAGTTCCACGCCTTTACACAAATGCTACTTCAGCTGACACTGCTCCAACAGTTGCAGACACAAACGAAGGTGCAGCACCATCTGAGACAGGCATGACATCTGCATACGACACAGTAGATGTAAACAAGTTCTCAGGATTACAGCGCGTATCATTCGAGCTCGTAGATCGCTCATCTCCAGCATTTATGGAATTGATGATGACAGAATTACGCAAGGCATACGAGAAGGCAACAGATACAGCACTTCTAAATGCTTTCATCGCTTCAGGAACAACAGCAGCAACTACAGCAGCAACAGCAGCTGGATTGCAGTCATTTATTTCTGTAGAAGGCGCAGCAGCTTACAAGGGTACAGGCGGAGACTTTGCTAACAAGCTAGTTGCTTCAACTGACCAATGGGCAGCAATCACAGGATATGCAGACACAACAGGTCGCGCACTGTACTCAGCACAGGGTGCAACATATAACGCAGCAGGTAATGCAGTAGCAACATCTGTGCGCGGAAATGTACTAGGCACAGATCTAATCGTAGATCACAACATCGCTGCATCTGGCGTAATCGATAACTCAGCGTTCTTGGTTGCACCATCTTCAGTATATGTCTGGGAATCACCACAGACACAGCTTCGTGTCAATGTTTTGACCACAGGCGAGATCGAGATCAACCTTTACGGATACCTAGCAATCTACCTTGCTAAGTCAGGTAAGGGCGTTCGTAAGTTCAACCTAACTTAATAGGTTACTAAGTCGCTCTAGGGGGTCAGTAGCCCTCTGACTCCCTAGAGTCTTTAGAAAGGAAATCATGGCATTAACCACAGTCGCAGAACTCCGATCAACCCTCGGAGTCGGTACGCTGTACCCAGATGCCACCTTGCAAGAAGTCTGTGATGCAACAGATGCAGTTCTACTGCCTATGCTCTGGACTAATGTTGTCTATAACATTGCACACAGCAACACAGCAACAACAGGGACTCTTTACTTTGAGGACAAAGTAGAGAAGGTTTTCTATGTAGGTCAGACTGTTAATATTGGCGGCAACGGTTCAAAGTTTAATGGTAATAAGACTCTCACTGGAGTAGGCGATTACAACATTACCTTTAACATTACTGGTAACAATAACACTCCAGCAGTAGAGCATCCAGTCCTTCCTTTCGGCACAGTAACAGCAGACACATATGTGGACTGGTCAGCAGATTTAGCAATACAGCAAGCAGCTCTCATGATATCTGTCGAGATCTGGCAAGCGCGTACAGCCACCCTTTCAGGCAGTAACGCTGTCGATTTCCAGCCAAGCCCTTACCGAATGAGCGCGCAGCTTCTCGCTAAGGTGCGAGGATTGATCGCTCATGCACTAAGCCCTAACTCAATGGTGGGCTGATGCCAGTTGCTATCACTACACTTCGCACCACTTTAGCCACGGCTCTAGTCAATAATGCTAAGTGGCAGACTTTCGCCTTTCCACCTGCAACAGTCCTTGCTAACTCTGTGATCGTGTCGCCAGATGATCCCTATTTAACGCCTAGCAACAATCAGCACATCACTATTAGCCCGATGGCTAACTTTAAGATTGTTATGACTGTGCCACTTTTCGACAATGAGGGAAACCTTAACGGGATAGAAGATACTGTTTGTAGCGTGTTCGCTAAGCTCGCAGCATCATCTCTCGTCTATAATGTAAGCGCAATCAGCGCACCAAGTATTCTCAACGCTGCATCGGGTGACCTACTCAGCTGCGAGATGTCCGTATCAATCCTAACGAGTTGGAGCTAAACATGTCCGAGTGGGAACAAGAAAACGCTGACTTCCTGAAGAAAATCGGGCAAGTAAGCACACCAGCACCAAAGCCAGTAAC